GTTGACTTACCAGCTATGACAACAGTTGTACCAGTTCAAATTATAATTACTGTAGATGGAGTTAGTACAGCGCTTCCAATACAAGATATTTTAGGTAATACTTTAATGTCAGACCAACTAAGATTTTTCCCAAGAGCTGGTACTTGCGCTTGCAACAGCAGAGGAGTAATTAGAATGGTTTATGGCGCTAACCCTGCTCATTTTAAAGTTTTACAATACTTACCAGAAAGTGCAGCCTTAGAGTATGAGGAGGCAGAAGGAACTATTGTAGATGATAATAGTATAAGTTCTTCAACTTCTGGCGCGAGCTCAAAAACAGTAGCAAAAACTACTACAGTTTCTGGCGGGAAAAGTGCTTCTGGCGCCGTTAGTAAATAATGAGTGAAGAGTTTCTTAATGATTGGTTTACTTTACTAACTGTAATTGGTATAGGTTTAGGTTTTACTAACTTAAACAAAAATAAAGTTCAAGAAAGTAAACAAGAAGAACTGTCTAAGAAAATAGATAGAATTCTATTTCTCTTAGAGAAGAATGGGGAGGAAAAGAGCAATGACAATTGAGGAAATTTATGAAAGTATAGATAAAATTGTTTTAAAACACTTAATGCTTAATGATGACGCTATGAAACTTACTCAAAGCTGGGGCTACAACGGATTTAAGAGACTTCATAGAATGAACACTAAGAAACTATTGTGTAGTCATTCAGAATTGTCAAATTGTATGTTTGATAGGTATAGAAAAGTATTAAATGTTAGAGTTAATTTTGAAGATTATGTTCCAACTAGCTTAAAGTCACATTTAGATAAGTGGATAGATGTTTTAAATGAAGATTTACAAAAACTTGGAGAATTAAATTATGAACATATTAAACTTGTAGGTTATTCAAATTGCGTGGCTGAGTGTGTTATGAAATGCTTTATACACGACCAAGAGAAAGCTAATAGATGGTATGAAAGATTTAGCAATAGCAATTGGAATAGCATTGAAATGCACTTAGTTGATGACAGATTGCATGAAAAAATGAAAAAAGAAGAAGAGAAGTATGAATAATGATGAGGTAGACGGATTTTTCGTACTAAATCTATTAGCAAATATTCTTCAAATAGCAAGTTATAATATGAATGTGAAAGAAGTTAGTAATGATGAAATTATGAGAATGTTGGAACTTCAAAATAAAGAATATTTAGACTTAATTAGGAAAGATATTGATAAGTTAAAAGTAACGTTAATAGGGGAGGAAGAAACAGATGGAAGTCAAAGAGATAGTAAAGAACATCAATGATAGTAATGACGCAAAGAAAAATTCTATGGTTGGCGCGCTAGTTGAGAAATTAATGTGTGAAGTCAAAGAGACAGACAAGAAAAAATATCAAGAGTTTAAGAGTGAGTTATATGAGGCTGCTTATGGACAAAAGCTAAATGAAGAATTAGCTAGCGATTGGATTATGTCTATGAAGCCTTATGGGTTGAAGTGGAACTTAGAGCAAACAACTAATGTATTAAAAGAAAAAAATATGAGTGATATAAGTAAAATTGATTTCTGGGCTATGATGAATGCAATGTATAATGACTATTTTTCTATTTTTGAAGATGACGTAGAGAAGTATTTTCAATTAGCTAAAGAGTTTATAAAAGATGAAGATGGCGCCAAAAATAAAGTTTATTTTTACTGGAAATACTGTACTAACTATATGGAATAGTTACATATAATTTATGAAGTCAATTTTTTGACATTCAGTTGGAAGTGGTGTATTTTATATTTAAAGAGGTGTTTTATGAATAATGATAATGACGAAGATAGTTATTCATTAAGAAAGAAAATATTAAAAAGTATTTGTATTTTCTATCTTATAGTAATAGCTATTGTATGTATTGTTTCTTCTAATTTTTCGTCTTGTTATAAATATAGCTTTAATGAAGAAACCATTGGATATTATTGTAATCAAACAGAATATGATAATGATATATCTAATCTAATTGAAACTAAGGAAAAAGAAAATGATAGTGAAGTAATTACTACTTATTATATAATAGAAAATCCTACAATTGAAAAAGTGTATATTAGTAATTATAAAATTAAAGAAGTAAATAATAATAATTATAATATATTAAATAATTATATAATAGAAGATTATACTGTTTTTAAGTTAATTATAAATAATAGTACAATTTTGTACTTTAAAACAGAAGAAGAAGCTAATAAAGTGAAGGAAGAAATAGAGAGTAAAACTTCTAATGTAACTATTGAACTAAAACAAGAAATTGTTAAAGAACTTCCAATTTTTTATACTGAAGAAGACAAAAATAGTATAATAGAAAATAATAAGAAAGAAGTTACTTCTAGACAAGGAACTCGTACTACTACTTCTACTACTAATAAAAGCAGTAAAATAATAGCTCAATATACATATATTAGTCAATATTTTAAAGGGCAGCTACCAGCACATAGTGGAGTAGATTTTGCAGCTCCTTATGGTACAGAAGTTTATGCTTGGAAGAATGGAGTGGTTACTCAAGCATGCTGGAACGGAAACTATGGTAACTTTATTTCAATTCAAAATGACGATGGAACTATTATAAGATATGGCCATTTGAGTAGTTATAATTGTCAAGAAGGAGATACAGTTGGCGCTCGGACAATGTGTAGGTTATGTTGGTAGTACAGGACGTAGTACAGGCAATCATCTTCATCGGAGAGCTAATTATAGACGGACAATTTGTAAATATACTTAATTATATAAATTATTAAATGAGAGACTTAGGTCTCTCTTTTTTATTTGATTTTTATTGTCTTTTTATATATAATAAAAGAAAAGTGTGAAAGGAGAATAAAGATGAAATATGAAATGTATGTTGATGGCGGCTGTAGGGGAAATGGAGTGGAAGAGTCTTGTCCAGCTGGTATTGGTATTGTTATTCTAAAAGATGGTTATAATGTGTTTGAAAAATTTGAAACTTGTTATTTTGAACCTAATACTAATAATAAAGCTGAATTATATGCAGCAATTAGAGGACTAGAAAAGTTTTTAGAATATAGCAAAGAAATAACTTTTGAAGATACATTAACTATTTACACAGATTCAGCTTACACTCTTAATGGCATAACTTCTTGGATTTATGGCTGGCGCGCTCGTGGTTGGAAAACTTCAACAAATTCTAATGTATTAAATAAAGATTTGTGGATACAGTTAGATACTTTAAATAAAAGAGTAAATCAAATAATAGATACACAGTGGAGTAAAGTTAAAGGACACGCAGATAACAAATATAATAATAGAGTTGATAAATTAGCTAATATAGCAATGGACAATTGGAGTAGAATAGAAGTTGACAATTGCTTCTAATTATGATATAATAATTTTACAATAAAAAAGAAAGGAGAAAAGTAAATGATAGATTTGTTTAATGTTGCACCAGAAAAATTCTATGCACTTCGTGAAAATGAACTTTTTAAAGAACAAAAAATAAATCAATGTTTAGATAGCAATAACTATGTAGCTTCTGTTAAAAAAGATGGAAACTATGCAAGATTTGTTAATCTAAATGGAGAAAGTAAAATACAAACTCGTGGAATTAGTGTAAAAACAAAAACATATGGTGAAGTACAAGAGAAAGTACCTCATATATTTAACTTTTTAAAAGAAAATTTACCAAATAATACTTTGTTAGTTGGTGAACTATATTTTCACGGTGGAAGTGACCACGATGTAGGTTCAATTTTAAGGTGTCTACCTCCAAAAGCAATTAAAAGACAAAAAGACAATCCTTTAATTTTTTATATTTTTGATGTTTGGTACTATGGTAATGAAAACTTTATGATAAAAACAAGAGAAGAAAGAAATGAAAAATTAAAAGAAATTGAAAATAAGTTTAAGTCTGTCGGCGCGCCAGCTTATTTTGAGTTTGCTAAGTACACAGACAAATGTAGAGCTTTAATGGAAAAAGCTTTTGACAATAATGAAGAAGGTATTGTTTTAACTCTTAAAGACTCAATAGTAAACCCTGGCACTAGGACAGCTTGGAAAACATTAAAAATTAAAAAAGAACTTCAAAATGACGCAGACGTATTTCTTACAGGTAACTATAAGTTCCCAGAAAAAGAATATGTGGGAAAAGAAATTGAAACTTGGGAATACTGGATGAATGAGAAGACAGGAGAAATGTTAGGAGGACAACACTATCAAGATTATATAAACGGCGCAACTATTATACCAGTAAAGAAAACATTTTATATGGGTTGGCCTTCATCAGTAGAAATGGGTGTTATAGATGAAGATACTGGTAAAATAGTTTCAGTTGGTTGGTTATCTGGTCTAACTGATGAAATTAAAGAAGATTTTATAAACAATATTCCTAAATATACTAATAAACCTTTAAAAATAAACGCAATGGAAACGACAGAAGACTTTAAATTTAGGCATTCAAAGTTTATTTGTTTTAGAGATGATATAGGAATGGAAGATTGTACTTTTCAAAAAATATTTAAAAAAGAAGGAGAAGAATAAAATATGAATAAAGTTTGTTATAGAATGAGTAAAGCTGCATATGATAAAATAGCTTATATATCTTATGGAAAAAATAAAGGAAAATATTTAAGTAAAGAAAAAGTTTTAAAACTAATTAATGAAACATCTGGCATATTGGGTACAGTTGTTAGCGTAGAATTTATATAGAGATACTGAAAAGTATCTCTTTTTTTTTAAAAATTGACTTTTATTTTGATTTTTATTATAATAATAGTAGTTAATAAGAAAAGGAGGAATAAGTATGGAACCAAACGAAGAAAATAAAGTAGAAACAGCAGTTGTAGAAAATGATTTGTTGCAACATATGGAAGAAGAAACTGCTCGTATGTTTAACTTACAAGCTGTAATTAGCGAAAAGTTCTTAATTTTAAAAACTGTTTATGGTATTGGCGCCGAAACTTTAGCAAGAAAAATAAGCACTTTAACACCTAAGTTAATTGTGTCTGTTTTTAGAAATCCAAATTACGATTATGGTATTTCAATTGGAGAGTTAGACGCTTTAAATAGCTTAATTGATAAGTTACTAGATGTATTAGAAGAACAAATACAAGTTACAATAACTTATTAGAAAAAAAAAGAATAAAATTAAAAAATGAATACTGTCAAAAAATAATCTAAAATTAATCAGAATAAATTACTTAGAAAATTTAACAGAAAGATTGGAGGAAATAATTAATGAATTATGACGCAAATTCAATTCAAATAAGAGATTTTAGAACAGCTTGCCGCGCGACTCCTTCTATGTATCTTGGTGACGACAGAGAAAATGGAATTTTTAATTGCTTTCTAGAAATTCTAAACAATGCCTGTGATGAGGCTATTATGAAAAGAGGAGACAAAATAGAAGTTTTTCTAGAAGATAATTCAATAAAAGTTATTGACCATGGCGCTGGAATACCAAGAGGACCTAATAAAGATTGTCAAGAAGTTTTAATTGAACTATTTACAAAAGCTCACTCAAGTGGAAAGTTTAATACTAATAATTATAAAAAAGTTAGAGGACTTCATGGAGTAGGAAGTTCAGCTGTATGTGTATGTTCTAGTCTTTTTGAAGTTTGGTCAAAAAGAGATGGATATACTTGGAATTTACAATTTAAAGATGGAATTCCTCAAGCTGAAGTTGCAAAACAATTACAAACAACAAAAGAAACTGGTACAACAATTCTTTTTGTACCAGATAAAAAAATTTTTCACTTAGAAGAAAATGAAAAATGTTTTGATTATGGAAGAATTAAACAAGAATTGGAATTAACTAGCTATTTTATACCTAAAGTTTCTTTTGAATTAAATTATAATGGTAAAAAAGAAGTATTCTTGTCTAAAAATGGATTAAGAGATTTTGCTGAAGCTAAAATACAAAATCCATTGCATAAAAATTATATTTATGGATATAAAGAGTTTGATGATGAAGTTGAAGTTGAAGTATTTGCACAATGGACCTCTGGAAAAGAGCAATGTTATGTTTTTTCTAACGGAGCTTTAAATAGTGAAGGTGGAACGCCAGTATCTGGTGCAAAAGCAGCATTTACCAGAACCATAAATGGTTTATTAAAAAAGAATTTTGACTCAGAAGTTATAAGAAAAGGATTAGTATATATAATAAATGTACGTCATCCAAACCCTATATATCAAAATCAAATTAAGAATAAAATACAAAATACTGAACTTAGAGGATACACACAAACAGTATTTACTGAAAGTATAAAAGTTTTTGCTTCTAAATATAAAGAAGATTTTGAAAAAGTTAAAGACTTCTTGTCAAAAGAGGAAAAGGCTGAAGCCGCAGCAGACCGTGCGCGCTTAGCAGTATTAAGTACTCAAGCAAAAATTGCTGACTCAAGAAAGAAAAAAATGTTAAATACTGATAAGTTGAAGGACGCTGAATTTTTGGGAGAGAATTCTATACTTTTAATTGTTGAAGGAAATTCAGCTATGGCGGGCTTAGCTTCTGGAAGAAACACAGACAACACAGGGCTTCTTGCTATAAGGGGTAGACAAAAGTTATTGCCCCAACTTATCTAACTAGTAATCACTAGGGTTTATAGAAATATAAGCTAACGGGGGAACCTGACCAGTTTCTAAAAGTAGCTCTTTTAGTTAAGATGAAGGTAGTCCCGTGAGGAATTGTTAATTTGTTTATAAAAAAAGTAAAATAAAATAAAAGGAGGTGAAATATGAAAAAAGGAGATAAATTTGGAATGTTGACTTTAATAGAAAAAACCTCAGCTCCAAATGATAATAAAAGAAAAGGAACTTTTTGGCTATGTCAATGTGATTGTGGAAATATGAAAATTGCACATCAATCAGACTTAAGAGCGAACGATACTAAATCATGTGGATGCTTAAAAAAGAGAAAACCTATTTATGATAAAAACAAACGTGAAATAAGCAATCATGCTGGAATATATTTATTTCAAAATATTTATAATGGACATTGTTATGTTGGAAAAGCTGTTAATTTATATAATCGATATTGTGACCACAGAAGTGATTGGAAGAAAAATAAACAACAAAAACAATTTTATTTTGCAATAAAAAAATATGGTTGGGATTCTTTTAACTATTATATATTAGAAGAATTTGATGAAATTCCATCAAAAGAATTTTTAAAAGAAAGAGAAGAATTCTATATTAAAAAATACAACAGTTACCATAATGGTTATAATGCTTCTGAATATAGTAGTGGAGGTTTTTCTAGTGAAGAACATAAAGAAAAATGTACTAATGTTCTTATAAATTTAAACAAAAATAGAAAAAATGAAAATCATCCTAGAACAGATTTTACTAAAGAAGATATATTGAATATTTTTGATTTAGCTATGAAAGGAGCTCCAGAAAAATATGTATATTCCTTATATAAAGATAATCATAATATTACAAGTGCTTCTTTTGCACAATTATATGCTGGTAAACATTTTAAAGATTATTTACCAGAAGGCTGGAACGAAAGACCAAGAGTTTTTACAAATGCTAAACTATGGGGAGTAGATGTTCAAAATATTAAAAAAATGTATCTAGAAGGAAAAACTACTGAAGAAATATATCAATTATATAAAGATAAATGTTCTAAGCAAAATTTACAAGATATAAAAAATAATAAAACCTATAAACAAATTAAACCTTGTATCGACTAACTCCTTTGTCGGAGTGTAAGATACTTATTGATACAGTATCTGAAAAGGTAAGCGTCATAAATTAGTTTAGCTAACTAATTGACGAAAATATAGTCAGTGCTAATAGAAATATTAGATAACACGAAAATTCGTAATCTTTTAAGTTGCCCTCTTGAAGAAGGTTTAGAAAACGAAGAAGTGCAATTGATTTTAGAAGCTTTAGGTTGTGGCATTCTTGATAAGTACGAGAGTAGAAAATTACGCTATGGAAAAGTTGGCATTGCAGTAGATGCAGACGATAAACAACATTGTCGTAAAATGCTTTTCGCTTAACTAAGCGGGTCAATTATAAATTGGCTAACGGTCAAGTAAATCGAAAGATTAAGCTGGTAAGAGAGCCTAAGTCCTATTTATAGGATAAGGTAATACCGTGGGAAAATAAATTAATCCATTTCAACTATAGTGAGGTGATAGCTATAATTGGAATATATAAAATAACAAATAAAATAAATGGTAAAATATATATAGGAAAATCAACCAATATTTCAAGACGATTTTCTCAACATAAGGTAAAAGGTAAAGAATCTGGAATTTATGTTGATGAAGTTATTAAAGAAATTGGAGTAGATAATTTTACTTTTGAAGTAGTTGAAGAAACATCTGAAAAAGACCTTGATGAAAGAGAAACTTATTGGATTCATTTTTATGATTGTAAAGACCCAAAAGGTTACAATAAAACCGATGGAGGAGAATATCAATCTAGAGGTGAAAATAATGGAAGAAGTAAATTAACAAATCAAGATATTGAATTTATTAGACAGTCATATAATGCTCATAAAACTAGAAAAGAAACCTATGAGCATTTTAAAGACAAAATTTGCTTTTCTAGTTTTTCAAAAATATGGGATGGAACCAATTGGTCTCATATTATGCCAGAAGTTTTGAATGATAAAAATAAGTATTACTATACACATAAAGCTACTAATGGAGAATTAAGTCCTTTCGCGAGGTTTTCAAATGAAGAAGTTATTGAATTGAGAAAACAATATGTAATTAAAACAGCTAGAGAAATATATAAAACAGTTAAAGGTAGAGTAAAATATGAAACTTTACAAGATATTTTATGGGGAAGAACTTATAAGGAATTACCAATTTATAAGAAAAAAGAAAAGAAATGGATTAATTTATAAACCTGTAACGACTATCCTCGTTTAGAGGAGTACAACTATTATTAGTACATAGTTGGAAAGAGCATTCTCTAATATAATTAGAGTAAAATATAGTCTAGCTTTATAGAAATATAAAGAACAACTGGATGGCTATCACATAGCGTGTTTAATTATGGCTTTATTTAAAGCTATTATGCCTCAATTTATAGAAGAAGGAAGACTATGTTGGCTTCGCGCACCGCTTTATAAAGTTATAAAAGGTAAACAAACTTATTACTTTTATAACGATGAAGAATTAGCAAAAAATAATATAAAAGGTGACCAAACTCGCTTCAAAGGCTTGCGGTGAACTCGACTCAGAAGATGTAAAAAACAGTATGTGTAGCGATACTAATCGAAAACTTGAAATATTAAAAGTAGACGATAATAGTTTTAATAGACTTGATGAACTAATGGGTTCTGATGTCGAACCTAGAAAAGATTTCGTATTCTCTGGTGCAATAGACTTTAGTAAAATTTTAGATTAAAATTATTTGATTTTAAAAAGGAATTTTATTATAATAAGTATATAGTTTGAAGAAAGGAGATAAAATGAGTAATATAAATGAAGTAAATTTAACTGAAACATTAGAAAATAGTTTTGCTCAATATGCTGGAATGGTTATTCAAGATAGAGCTATCGTAGATGTTCGTGACTGTATGAAACCCTCAGCGCGCCAACTTATGTGGGCTCAATATATTGAGAAATTAACATACAATAAGCCTTTCAAAAAAGCTACTAAATCAGTTGCGGCTGGTATGAGCCATACGTATGTGCATGGAGATGCTAGCGCTTATTCTACTTTAATAAGAATGGGTAAGCCATTTGCAGTACGTTACCCACTTGAAGCAGTGCAAGGTTCTTATGGAAATCAAATTGAAAATGACAATGAAGCTGCTTCAAGATATGTAGAAATGAAATTGTCTGAATTGGGTACTCATTTGTTTGACTCTATTGAAAAAAACACCATTGACAAGCAAGACTGGCGCGAAAACTATGATGGAACAGAAGAATATCCAGCGGTTTTACCTTCAATTGGATTTTATAATTTAGTTCAAGGTTCAACTGGTATAGGTATTGCTTTATCTAGTTCAATTCCACAATTTAACTTAAAAGAAATTAACAATTCTTTGATTAAGTTATTATGGAACCCTCAAACAGACTTTGATGAAATTTATTGCGCTCCTGATTTTGCAACTGGTGCCACTATTATAAATGGTAGTGAAATAAAAGAGTCAATTAAAAATGGAACTGGACCTTCTATAAAAATTAGAGCAAAAATAGATATTGATTATGAAAATAATCAGCTTTTAGTGACTGAAATGCCTTATGGTGTTTATACTAACACAGTATGTACTCAATTAGCTGAAGCCATTGAGAAAAATCCTAACTGTGGTATTGCAAAATTCTTAGACCTAACTGGTGTTAAGCCTTTAATAAAGATAACTTTAGAGAAAAATGCTAGTTTCGGAAAAGTAAAAGATTTTTTATATAAAAACACATCTTTACAATCATATTTTAGTGTTAATATGACTATGTTAAAAGATGGTAAGTTTCCGCAAGTATTTGGACTAAAAGAGGCTTTATTAGAATATCTAGAGCATAGCAAAAAAGTTTTAAGAAATAGAATTACTTTCGATTTACAAAAAGCACAAGATAGACTAGAAATAGTAGAAGGCTATTTAAAAGCACTTTCTATAATAGATGAAGTGGTTGCACTTATTAAAAGTAAAAGTAGTTCTGCTTCAGCTTGTATTGCTCTTATGGAAACTTATGATTTTTCTGAAAGACAAGCAAAAGCAATTTTAGATTTAAAGTTGGTTAGATTAGTTAATATGGAAATTGCAAAAATAGAACAAGAGAAAAGTGATTTACTTAGTGAAATTAACCAGTATAACGAATTACTAACTGATAACAATAAATTTTTGAAAGAAATTGAAAAAAGCTTAGTTGAAGTTGCTAATAAATATGGAGATGACAGAAGAACAATAGTAACTAATCTAGATGAGGAAGCTCCAATTATAGAAGAAAAACACATAATTTCCTATGTCTCAAAAAATGGCGCAATTATTTCAAAAGAAGTTGGCGATTTAGCTTTACAAAAAAGAGGAAGAATTGGAGAAAAAATAAAATTTTCTAATAAATCAGACTATATTTGGAAAACTCTTGTTGGAAAAACAACAGACAAAGTTGTATTATTTACAAACAAAGGTAAAAGTTACCTATTTGAGTTGTCAGAATTACTAAATCCGCAAGAAATTTACATCAATCAAGTTGTAGATTTAGAACAAGACGAAACGGTTACTAATATTTTACCAATAGAAGAAGCTAACAAATGTAAATATGTAATTTTTGCAACTAAAAATGGAATAGTAAAGAAAACTAAAATGAAAGAGTATTTATCTTCAAGAAAGAAAGCTGGACTTATAGCTGTGAAAATTAGAGAAGATGATGAGCTAGTTAATACTCAACTTATAAAAAATGAAGACGACAAAATATTGTTAGTTACTAAAAAAGGTTATGCAATATTAGTAAATCAAAATGACTTTTCTGACACTGGTAGAGCTACATTAGGAGTAAAAGGTATTAATTTAGGCACTGGTGATAGTTTAGTGTCAATGCAAGTTGTAGATAACGAAACAAGCAAAGTAGTTGTTGTAACTTCAAAAGGTTATGGCAAACTTATAGATATAAATGAATTTAGTTTGTGTAATAGGGCTACAAAAGGTAGTTTACTATACAAATTTAAAGAAGATGACGATTATATAGTGGGCGCGCTCGCGCTAACTAACAAAGATAAACAATTGATAGTAAACTCACGTTTATCTTCATTGAAAATAGAAATAAACACAATTAGTGAACAAAGTCGTATGGCTACTGGTGTTCAAATAATAAACGCAAGTGGCATTAATAACTCAGTTAAATATTTAAACTTGGTTAATTAGAGATTATAAATATTTGATTTAAAATAAAATCAATGGTATAATATTATTATAGTAAATGAGAGAGACAAATAAAACTGCTTCTCATTAAAATAAAAAATAAATTAAATTATTGGAGGAAACAAACAATGACAGTTAACGCACAAAAAGTTCTTGAAACTTTAAAACAAAATTATGGAAAAAAATGGATTACAGCTGATTTAGCAGAAGCAGCAGGAGTATCTGCAGCAGCAGTTACTGGAGCCGTTACAGGTTTATGCAAAAAAGGATATGCAGTTAGAGAAGAAGGTGTTGTACCAGTTACAATAGTAAAAGATGGTGTTGAAACAACTTCTGAAAAAACAGTTAAATTTATATCTTTAACTGAAGAGGGACTTCAATTTTCACCTAGTGAAAGTGAAGAAAACTAATTTTTAAAGCAACCTAAATCTGTTAATACTTAAAGTAAGAGAGAATTTTTCTCTCTTATTTTATAAAAAGGAGAATAATAATGCTGAATATTAAAGATTTAACAGGGCAAAGGTTTGGAAGATTAGTAGTACTAGGATTAGATAAAAGCAAAGGTGGAAATCCCAATAGGCCTGGTTCATATTGGTTTTGCAGGTGTGATTGTGGAAATGAATTGACAGTAAGAGGTAACTCTTTAAAAATAGGAGATACTAAATCTTGTGGATGTTTACTTAAACAACCAAGAATGACTAAATATTTAGAAGGGAAAAGATTTGGAAGACTTGTAGTATTAGAAAGAGATTTAAGTAAACCCTTTGGAAGAGGTAACTCTAGTTATTGGATATGTCAATGCGATTGCGGCAATAAATGTACAGTTGGTGCTACCAATTTAACACATGGTTACACTACTAGCTGTGGATGTTTAAGAGTAGAGCTGTTAAGAAATAAAAATTTAAAAGATATTACTGGCAATAGATTTGGAAAAATAGTAGCAATTAGAAGAACTGAAAATCAACAACACGGTAGTTACGTATGGGAATGTAAATGTGATTGTGGAAATATTTGTTATTACAATACAGAAACATTAAATGCAGGACATGCAAATTCTTGTGGATGTGCAAAGTCTATTGGAGAAGCAAATATTGAAAAAATTTTTAAAGAAAATAAAATAAATTTTAAAAAACAATTTTATTTTAAAGATATGACAAATAGAAAATATGATTTTGCAATTTTAAATGAAAATAATGAAGTCATAAGTTTAATTGAATTCGATGGTGAGCAACATTATAATAGTAGTAGTAAATTTTATACTGAAGAAGGTGTTGAAAGAGATTTACAAAAAAATTTGTATGCTTTAAATCACAATATTCCGCTTTATAGAATTCCATATGAATATAGGGATAAAATGACGTATGATTTACTATTTAATAATAAATTTTTAGTTAAACAAGTAAACCATTATGAATTAAAAATTTAAAAACGAAAATAATTAGAAAAAGTAAAAAACTCGGAGGAAACAAAATAAATGAGAGAAAGTGTAAATCAAGTTAATATTGAAGGAATTATAAACGAAATTAGAATTAACGAAATTGATAAAGGTGATAAAAAATATATAAGTGGTGACGTAATAGTAAAAGTAAATGATAAAGACGGTTTAGTAAGTTACATACCAGTTTCTTTTATTAGTGCAAATAAGAAAACAAACGGAGAACCTAACAAAGTATATCAAAATCTTCAAGCTTTAAAATCTTTTAATAGTATTGCAAGTGCAGGAGAAGGAGATGCTGATTTAATACAAATTAGAGGAGCAAAAATAACAGAAAATATGTTTGTTCCAAAAGGTAACGACGAAGTTGTAGTATCTAATAGAATTTCTAGTAACTTCTTTACTAGAATTCAAAAACAAAACTTCAACCCAGAAGCTACTTTTAACGTAATTACTTATATTTTAGATATACAAGATGAACAAAAGAACTATGAAGGAGAGTTACAAGATACTGGAAGACTTATTATAACTGGTGCACTTGTAGGTTATAATGACAGAGTTGATATAGCTAAATTTATAGTTGAAGATAGTGCAAATGTAGCTTTCATTAAAAATCATTATGCAATCGGAGATACTGTTAGAATTGGTGGTAAGTTAAACTATACTGAAGAACCAGTAACAGTTGAAAGAGAAGTAGGATTTGGAGAAGCAGAAACAAGAACATATACAAAGAGAAAAAGAGAACTTATCGTATTGAGAGGTTCAGCTGGACCTTTAGACGAAGAGGAATCTTTCAAAGAAGAAGATATTAAAAAAGCTTTAACAGAAAGAATGGGAAGAATGGAGGCAGCTAAACAAAAAGCTCAAGCGCCAGCACCTTCACAACCTTCAAGAAATGACTACGATTTTTAATAAATCGTAGTTTTTTATAGAAGGAGGTAGAAAATAATAATGATAGATTTATTGAATTTAGAACCAAATAAAGTTACTAAGGATTTAAAGTCCAAATATATTATGATATATTCACAACCAAAAGCAGGAAAAACAACTTTTGCAGCAAGCATTAAGAACAGTTTGCTTTTAGCTTTTGAGAGAGGATATAATGGTATTGAAGGTGTTAAAGCAGTAGACTTACCAAAATGGGGAGACTTGACTCAAGTTTTAAGACAGTTAGAGAAACAAGAAGTAAAAAATATGTATGATGTAGTTATCATAGATACTGTAAAAATTTGCAGTTTTATATAGAAATATATAAATATCATTGAAGTAAAAAACTGGGAGACTGAAATGTCAATCAGAGCGGAAGTTTTTATTGAAAAATATTAACACGCGCAACGCATAGATTTAAATTAATAAAGGAGGCCGACTGTGTATGGGTAGACCAGGAATATATTTTTCTCAAGAAGATAGAGAAAAAATAAAAAAAATGTATATAGAAGAAAGAAAAAGTAGAAATCAAATTGCAGAATATTTTAAAGTAGGTCCTGGAGTTATTGATAGGATTTTTAGAGAGGAAAAAATTCAATCAAGAGGGCTTAATTATTTAGAAATAGATGAAGAAATAGCAGATAAAATTGTAGATAATTATGTAAATAAAAAAATGGGTTTAATTCCTTCTGGAAAAGAATTTGGATATAATCAATATAGAGTAGAAAAAATTTTAAAGATGAGAGGAATTAAGAAAAGAACTTATTTAGAGTCAAAGGAAATAGGAGAATATCGAAAATATAATTGCAATAAAAATTATTTTAAACATCAATCATCAAATATGGCTTATATTTTAGGTTTTCTTGCTGCAGATGGCAATATAAGTAAAAGAGAAAATGGAATATTTATAGAATTACAAGCTCAAGATAAAGAAATTTTAGAAAAAATTAAAAAAGAAACTGAATGTGAACGTCCTATCGATGACTATATAAAAAATACAACTGGACAACATTTAGTTAAATTTAAAAATTGGTGTAAAGCCTGGAAAGAAGATTTAAAAATATATGGAATTGTTCCAGCAAAAACTTTTATTTTACAGCCTCCGCATTTTTTAGACGAAAAATATTATATAGATTATATTAGAGGTTACTTTGATGGAGATGGAAGTATTAGTTATTCTCCAAAAGGGTGTCATTATGTATTTACAATTTCTGGAGCTTCAAAACCAGTAGTAGAATGGATAAGAGAAATATTTGCAAATAAATATGGTATAACTAATAATGGTATTACTATACAAGACTTACCTTCTGGACATCAAATGTATAAAATAGATTATTATTCAAGAGATAAAATAGAAAAAATTTATAATATTCTTTATACAAAAGACTCTCTTTTTCTTCAAAGAAAAAAAGAAAAATTTACAACCTTTATTAATAAAATCCACGAGACTTCAAATCCGTAAGGTCGGATTAAGAGATATGCTGAACTTATGAGAAAAAGTAATCATAAGAACTAGAAGATAAAAAGCTTCTAGGATAACAAATTGAGATTTAATGTGGTCTGCTGCAGAAAAATATGTATTAGCTCAAAATATAACTAAAAATGGTGAAGTACCAAAAACTCTTGGTGATATTCCTTGGGGTGGCGGTTTTAACCAATGTAAGAAAATTTTTGATGAAGCTTTAAGAAAAATAGCTATGCTTGGTTATGGTGTAATTTTAATTTCTCATAGTAAAGAAGTTAAGAAAAAAGATGATAATGGAGTTGAATATGATTATACAACTTGTTCATTACCAGATATGGCCAAATTAATTGCTAATAGATTTGTTGATTTAATTTGTTTCTTAAAAACAGATAGAGATGGCAACAGATGGTTATATACAAGAGATACTGGAAAATTTAACATTGAAGTTGGCTCACGTTTCCAATACTTAGATGAGAGAATTCCTTTGGGCTATGAGAATTTAGTTAATGCCCTTGAAAAAGCAATTAAAGCAGAAGCAGAAAGTAAGGGAAGAACAAATTTTGACAATATACATAAAGAAGATGGCTTTTTAAAAACTGAAAGAACTTACGAAGAAGTAATGGAAGAAGCGCGAAAAACTTTCCAAGACTTAATTAGCAAAGATAAAGCTAACGCAGAAAAAATGAACAATATAATTTTAAAGCACTTTGGTACAGCAATTAAATTGTCAGAAACAACTTCTGAACAAAAAGAAATTGTTGAAACTGTACTAGACGAATGGAAAGAATTATTATAAAAAAATGGAAGTAGATTGAAAAATCTACTTTTTTATTTGACATAAAACTCATTTTATGATATAATATAATTATATTTGGAGGAAGAAATGAAAAAAGAAGTAGTTTGTCAATATTGTAAAAAACTTGGTATGCAACAAGATATGATTAGAATTGACGACAAGAATTTTCATCAAGAGTGTGGACAATTGTATTCAGACAGAAAAGAACTTTATCACACAGTTTGTAGAATTTTTAACCTAAAGGCGCCAGGCCCAGTTAATATGAGAATGATAAATAATTTTTTTGAACAAGGTTACACCTATCAAGGCATGACTGGTGCGCTTACTTACCATTATGATATTTTGAAAGGAGATAAGAAAAAAGGTCAAGAGCGTATTGGTATTATTCCATATGTCTATGATAAAGCAAGAGAATATTATGCTCAAGAGAAAGAAGACGAAAAGAGAATAATTGCGCGCGTTAGACAAAATATTGAAGATAATGATGGTAAGGAAAATGTTGTTTATGTCAAGTATAAAGAAAAAGAAAGAAAAGAAATTAGAAAAGAAATTTCACTCCAAGATTTAGAAAAATTGCTGAAGGAATAGAGGTGATAAGTTGTCAGCACTAAATGATATAAATGCTTCTATGCAAGTTTTAGGTTCTTTAATAAAAAATCCAATTTTATTAGCTGAAAATAAGAAGTATATTTTGAGAGAAGACGATTTTGATACTTCTTTGAGCAAAATTACTTTTGTAGCAATAAATAATCTTTTTGTAAAAAATCATATTGAAGAACTTAGCATAATTGATATTGATAATTATTTACAGCAAAACAATGTAGTTTACGAACGTTTTAAAAGAGAAAATGGCTTACAATTTTTAAAAGATATTGTAGAAATTGCAAACGTTAATAATTTTGATTATTATTATAATAGAGTTAAAAAAATTAGCGCACTCAAAGCTCTAAAAAAGCAAGGGTTTGATATTAGTTTTATTTATAACGAGAATGAAGTTGATATTTTTAAGCAACAGAAACAATTAAAAGCTTTAGATGATTTAACAATTGAACAAATTTTTGAAAAATATACTGAAAAGTTAAATGAAATGCAGTATAATTATGTTGTTTCAGATGATAGTGAGTTAGGTACTGCGACAGAAGGAATTGAGGATTTATTTGAGCAATTGCAAGAAAATCCAGAAATCGGTATTGAGTTACAAGGTAAGTATTACAACACTATTGCTCGAGGTGCTAGACTTAAGAAATTTTATTTAATTTCTGGTTCAACTAACGCACGGAAAGAGTAGACAGCTTACTGGACACGCGTGTAATATAGCTTTTCCAGAAAGATATGATTTGAAAAGGCAAAAATGGGTTAAGCGAGGAGAAGGAGAAAAGATACTATTCTTTGGAACAGAAATGGAAAAAGAAGAAGTACAAACTTTAATTTTAGCTCACTTGAGCGGTGTTAATGAGGAGCAAATTTTAAATAATAGATACGACTCTCCAATGCACAAACAAAGGGTGTATGAAGCAATCCAAGTTATGAAAAAATATGAAAATAATTTTATTTGGGTTAGAGAAAGTGACCCATCTATTGACCAAATACGAACAATTATTACTAAACAAGTTTTAAAATATAATATAAAATATGTTTTTTACGATTATATTTTTAGTAGTCCTAGTTTACTCGGTGGACTTAAAGACTTAAACATCAGAGAAGATGTTCGGATTAACAATGTTAAGTACAGCTCTTAAAGATATAGCAAATGATTTAGGTGTGTTTGTTATGAGTGCAACTCAATTGAATGGAAATTGGCAAGAATTTAAAGGTATTCGTAACCAAAATTTATTAAGAGGTTCAAAACGGCATTGCAGACAAAATAGACCTAGGTGGAGTTAGTCTTCCAGTTACAGAAGAAGAACATAAAATGGTAGATAAAATATCAAGAGAAAAAGGTTTAGACTTACCAACTCAAGTACAAGATATTTATAAGGTTAGACGTGGCCGTTATAACCATATTCGTATTTGGAGTAAAGTTGATTTAGGAACTTGTAGAACAGAAGACCTATTCGTAACAGACGTTAATGGTAATGAAATCAATATTACTGTTAACAAATATTTAATAGACGAAGATGAAATTAATACGGTTGCTAATCAAATAGCTTTAGAAAAGGCGCAGGCGCCAGAACCAAAAGAAGAGGAAGTAAAAACTACAGAAGTAGAAAAATTTGAAAGAAAGGAAGAGAAAGCAATTTCTTTTAAAGGTTTATTTTAGTGGTAATTGATATTCAAGAAATAAAAAGACGTCTTACTTCACAAAATATAATTGATATATTGTATAGTTTGGGCGCGAGTTCACACGAAGAACGAGAAGACTATATAATTTTTCCAACAATTTGTCATAATCCATTAGATTGTGAAGCTTCAATGAAGTTATATTATTATAAAGAATCTCGCGCATTTCATTGCTATACAGAATGTGGAGATAATTTTGATATTTTTGAACTAATTGAAAGAGTAAGAAAAGTTAATGGTAATGAAGTTGCATTTTATGACGCAATTGAGTATGTTTTAAATTTTGTTACTTATAATAATTTTACTTTTGTTAATGAAGATAACACCTATCAAAGTAGAATAGATGATTATGAACAAACAAAAGAAATTGAGTTAAAGCCTTATGATAAAAAAGTTTTAGATACTTTTAGTTTTTACCCAACAAAAGAATGGCTAAGTGAAGGAATTAGCGTTCGCGCGCACAAAAAATTTAACATTCTATATTATAACTATCAAAATAAAATTATTATTCCTCATTACGATTATAAAGGAAATCTAGTAGGAATTAGAGGGCGCGCCCTCGACGAAGACGACATAGAAACTTACGGGAAGTATGCTCCCGTTAGAGTTGAGGATACGATTTATAAGCATCCGTTATCTTTAAATTTGTATGGACTTTATGAAAATCAGAATAATATTAGACAATTTAGAACAGCAATAGTATTAGAAGGCGAAAAGAGTATCTATAAATATGACGATATGTATAATTATAATATAGCTGTTGCAAGCTGTGGAAGTAGTTTAAATATTAAACAAGTTCAACTACTAGTAAAAAAGTTTAATGTAAATAATATTATATTGGCTTATGATAAAGAATATGAGAATTTTAGTAGTGAAAAAGGTAAAAAATATTTTGAAAAGTTAAAGCAAATGTGTGAGAAATACAAAAATTATTGTAACTTCTCATTTATATTTGATTTTGATAATTTATTAAAAGAAAAACAGGCGCCAATAGACGCTGGAAAGGAAATTTTTGAAAAACTTATGAAAGAGAGAGTGGAAATTAAGTAAAATGAAATATAAGCAAAATAACAATTTAAAAGTATCTTCACATTTCCTAGAAGAATTTTTAAAAGAAAGAAAAATAGATGATTTGAATTTGTTTTTAAATCCTACCAGAGAGCAATTATATGACTATATGTTGTTAGATAATATAGTAACAGAAGCACAATGTATTATAAAACATATAGATAATTGTAGTAATATCTTAATAATAGTCGATTAGCGATATACTGAGTCGACTTAAAATCCTCTAAATTGCGGGAAAACCCTGAGAGCCTTAATCACTAAGCTATTATAGGAATGTAATAGTGGCAAGGCTAGTGACCAAGGTATAGTAAAAGTATTAAGGATTGGGCAACCAGACGCAACGAAATCTCTAGAACAGAGAAACGCTCAACGACTATAATGAGGACTCAGAAATGAGAAGGTATAGTCTAATCCCAGATTAATTTTTTAGATTTTATACCTATCTAAATCACTCTAATTATATTTATGATAATAGTACTATATATTTAGATAGAAAATACGAAAAATCTAAAAAGTTAATGAATAAATATAGCGAAAGCTAGGGTAATTAATGTCAGATATGGATGGTTTTACGTCAGCAAGTATGATGTATTTGTATTTAAAAAAAGTAAATCCTTCTTTATGTATAGATTATTTTTTGCATACTGGTAAACAACACGGTTTAGCTGATATGATGGACAGAATTTTAAATGCGGAAATAGTACCAGACCTAGTTATAATACCAGATGCTGCATCAAATGACTATGAGTTTCATAGAGTTTTAAAAGAAAAAAATATTGACGTAGTATTAGCAGACCATCACGAATGCGACCAAGGCTATAGTGAGTCAGCCATCGTTGTAAACAATCAATTATCAGAACAATATCCTAACAAGTCACTTTGTGGTGCTGGAGTAGTTTATAAATTACTATGCTGTTTAGATGACTTATTAAATGTTCACTACGCAGATGAATTTATAGATTTGGCCGCCGTAGGTGAAATTGGAGATATGATGGAAGTAACTAATTTAGAAACTCGTTATATTATAAATACAGGACTAAACAATATTTCTAATTTAGGACTAACAGCTTTCTTTGATAAACAAGCTTATTCAATGGGTAATAAGATAAATCCTACAACAGTTGCATTTTATATTGTTCCTTTGTTTAATGCGGTGATTAGAGTAGGAACTCAAGAAGAAAAAGAAATTTTATTTAAAAGTTTAATAACACCAATGGAAACCGTACCTAGTACAAAGAGAGGACATAAACCTCGGAGATACAGAAATATTATGCCAACAGGCTGCGCGCATAGCGACAAACGCAAAAAATAGACAGCAAAGACAAAGAGATTTAGCTTTTGAAAATTTAGATTTTAAAATACAAAAACTAGACTTAAATCAACATAAGATATTGTTTGTTGAAGTTGAAAATGACGAACAATTTGATAGTACACTTACAGGACTAATTGCAATGCAGTTAGCTGCACATTATAAAAAGCCTACAATTGTAGTTAGAGAAGGACTTGAAGGGTATTTGAAGGGAAGTTTGAGAGGACTTTCTAATAGTCCAATTGAAGATTTTAGACAATTATGTTTAGATAGCAAATGCTTTGAGTTCGCGCAAGGACACGCTAACGCAGCACGGCGTGTCAATTCACAAAACAAAAGTGAACGATTTTTTAGCCTATGCAGACGAAAAACTACAAAATGTAGACTTTAACGAAAATGTTTATGACGTAGATTTAATTATTGACGGTCAAAGTGAATACCTATCTCAAATAATTGTCTCACTTGGAGAATTAAGTGAAATATGGCGGACAAGGCAATACTGAACCAATAATTGCAATTGAAAATATACATTTGAATTCTAAAGAAGTTAGTGTAATTGGGGCTGACGCAAGTACAGTAAAATTCACAATTAACGGAATAACTTTTATAAAATTTAAAGACGCTAATTTTATAGAAAAGTTAAAGCAAAATAATACTATGAACTTAACAATTTTAGGAAAAGCAAATTTAAATGAGTGGATGGGCAATATAACACCACAAATTCTTATTGAAAATTATGAAATAAAAGATACAACTTTTGATTTTTAGAAAGGAGATTTTATGTATTATAGTGGAAGAGATAGAATGGGAATACAAGAGTGTATTAGACGCCATCAATTAAAGAAAAATCTTTTAAAAATCACTGGCGCGCTGGTTGTTCTTATTCTATTAACTGTTATAACTTTTAAAGGTATTAACAGTTTTACACAATTTAAAGAACAAAAACGAAATATAGTTATTAGTCTACAAGAGGAAGTAGACAACTTAAATAACAAGCTAACAGAAAAAGAAAAAGAACTTTCAACTTTAAGTGAAGAAAACAGCAACTTAAAAGAAGAAAACAATAACCTAAACGACTCATTAAAAACAAAAGAAGAAGAACTTGAAACTTTACAAAGTAAAGCAACAGTTACTTCTCGTTCTTCAACAACTGTTACTAGAACAGAGAGTAGCTCAGAATGGATAACTGGCAATATTAGCGCTTATTGTAGCTGTACTTTATGCTGCGGAAGTTATGCGAATGGTATAACCGCCTCTGGTGCGAAGGCAACTGCGGGAAGAACAATAGCTGCACCTTCAACTTATGCTTTTGGTACAAAAATAGAAATAGAAGGATATGGAATTTATGTTGTTGAAGATAGAGGAGGCGCCATAAATGGAAACCGTCTTGACGTTTATATGAATAGTCATTCTGAAGCATTAAATTTTGGAAGAAAACAAATTAGATTTAGAGTTGTTGAATAGAAAAAGATTTTATGTTATAATATTATTATAATAAAGAAAAGAGAGGTGGAAAGAAAATTGAGTTATGCAAGCTTGCACGTTCATTCGGATTATTCTAACATAAGGATGTTAGACTCAACTGGTCAATTACCACTATTATTTGAAAAAGCAAAAGACCTTAATCTTAAAGCAATGGCAATTACAGACCACGAAGCATTATGTCGGTCATATAAAAGCAATTCAATACATTAAAAACAAGAGAAAAAATACAACAGGGGAAGAACAAGAATATTGGAACAACTTTAAATTAATTTTAGGTAATGAAATTTATTTAACAAGAAATAATTTAACAAAAGATAATTATGAAAAAGGAAAAGATAAATATTACCATTTTATTTTGTTAGCAAAAGACGCAGAAGGACATAAACAATTAAGAGAGTTAAGTTCTCGCGCGTGGAGTCATTCATTTAGACAGTTTATAGAAAGAGTACCAACTTATAAAAGCGATATTGAGGAAGTGATAGGTAGTAATCCAGGTCATGTAATAATGAGTACAGCCTGCCTGGGCTCAGAATTTGCTCATTTAATTATGGAACACCTTTCTAACGGACATAAGAATGGAAAGAAAATAGATGAATTTGTGTCTTGGTGTCAAAAACAATGTGGAAAAGATAACTTTTATATAGAGCTTCAATCTTCTGAAAGTGATGACCAAGCAAAATATAATGATTGCGCGCTTGCTTACTGTAAAGCAAGAAATTTAAAAGCTGTTATCACAACTGACGCTCACTATATAAATAGAGAAGACAGACCTATTCACAAAGCTTTTTTAAATGCTGGAGAAGGAGATAGAGAAGTTGATGAATTTTATTCTGGTACTTATTTACAAAGTGTAGAAGATATAAAGAGTTACGTTATTCCACAAGGTATGAAAGAAGAAGATTTACAATGGTTGTTGGATAACACAATTGAAGTAGCTAATAAAATTGAGGAATATGACTTATATCATCAAGAAATAGTACCAAAAGTCGAATTAGAGCAAACTCATTCTTATTCTTATAAAATTATAAAATTAATCGAAGGAAAAGAATATATAAATAATTTTATTAATTCTGAAAGCGAACAAGACAAATATTATATAAATGGTATTTTATACAACTTAGAGAAAAAAATAAAAGAAGACGATTGGAAAAAATATATAATTCAAATTGAAAAAGAGGTTGCAGAAGTGTGGGAAATCTCTTTGAAAATTGGAAATGAATTATCTTCTTACTTTAACACAATGTCGAAAATAATTGATATTATGTGGACAGAAGGTGATAGTTTAGTGGGTGTATCAAGAGGTTCCGCTGGTGGTTTTGTTTCAAATTATTTATTACGGAATTACACAAATGGACCCAATACATTATGGAATTGAAAATATGTATTGGAGATTTATACATAGGGAAAGGCCGGAGTTACCCGACGTGGACACCGATGGTCAAGCTTCAAAAAAAGAGAAAGTGTTTGAAGCTTTGAAAAGATATTTTAATTCAATCGGTGGAGATATTTTTAATATTGCGACTTTTGGAACAGAGTCAAGTAAAGCAGCTTTACAGACAGCGGCCAGAGGATTAGGTTACGATAATGATATAGGAACTTATTTAAGTTCACTTATACCCATTGATAGAGGTAAAGTCAGAACTCTCCGTCAATGTTATTGTGGAGATGAGGAAAAGGATTTTAAACCGATACCACAATTTATTTCTGCTATGAGTCAATATAATGATATTTGGGAAGTAGCTCAAAAAATTGAAGGTACGATAAGTAGACGTGGATTACACGCGTGTGGTTTATTACCTGTTAATGGAAATTTTATAGAACATAATGCAATAATGAAAGCGCCAAATGGAAAATATTGTAGTCAATTTGAATTGCACGATAGCGAGTATATGGGTGGAGTTAAATTTGATGCACTTACGACTGACGCACTTGATAGAATTAGAGTTTGTTTAGATTTATTGTTGAAAAATGATTTTATTGAATGGCAAGAAGATTTAAGAAGTACTTATGAAAAGTATATAGGTTTGAAAAACTTAGATTATGAAAATCAAGAAATGTGGAAAATGGTTGAAGAAAATAAGATAAGTAATTTGTTTCAATATGATACAAATGTTGGTCTTGCAACAGCAAAAACAGTAAAACCTAGAAAAGCTATGGAACTTGCCATTGCAAACTCTTTGATGAGATTGATGGCGGATGAACATGGAGTTATGCCTATGGATACTTATACACAATATAAAGAAAATATTTCTTTATGGTATGATGAGATGCACAGATATAATTTATCAGAAGAAGAAATAAAAATTATGGAAAAACACTTATTAAACAATAGTGGTGTATGCGAGTCCCAAGAAGGTTTAATGTTATTAGCTATGGATAATCAAATATCTAATTTTTCAATTAAGGAAGGTCATGCTCTTAGAAAAGTTGTTGCTAAAAAAAGAGTAGATGAAATATCTTCAATGCACGATTTTTTTATGGAGAAAGGGCGCGAAGTAGGTACTTCAGAAAGTTTGTTAAATTATGTATGGAATGTTCAAATAAAAAGACAGCTTTCTTATTCGTTTTCAGTATTACACTCGTTTGGTTATTCATTAATAGCTCTTCAAGAAATGAATTTGGCTTATTATTATCCAATAGTATTTTGGAATTGTGCAAATTTAATTGTTGATAGTGCTGGTGTAGATGAAAATGAAGAATTCATAAATTATTTAGAAGATTTTGATGAAGTTAGTCAAAGTGAAGAAATAAGTGAAGATACAGAAAACGATGATGACGACGATGATGATGATGATGAGAAGTTAACAAAAGAAGAAAAAGAAGAAAAGAAAAAACAAAATAAAACAATTAATTATGGGAAAATTGCTTCTGCTATTGGAAAAATGACGAGCAGAGGAATAAGTGTAGAACTTCCAAATATAAATAAGTCAGAATTTACTTTTGTGCCAGATATTGATAATAACTGTATCGTATTTGGAATAAAAGGTATAGCTAGAATTAACAATGATTTAGCAAAGACAATAATAGATAATAGGCCATACACTTCTTTACAAGACTTCGTCAAAAGAGTAAAAATCAATAAAATCCCAATGGTAAATTTAATTAAAGCTGGTTGTTTTGACAAGTTAGAAAACAAGCCTAGAGAACAAATTATGCTAGACTATATCACAACTATTGCAGATACAAAGCAACGACTAACTTTACAAAATATGCCTATGTTAATTAGAGAAAACTGTGTTCCACAAGAATATAGTTTTGAAAAGTCTGTATTTAACTTTAATAAGTATTTAAAGAATTTTTCTTCAAATACATATTATAAGTTTGATGAGCGCGCCCTTACTTTCTATGAAAAACATTTCAATATGGATTTAGTTGTTCAAAATAGTAATGGAGAGTTTGGGATAAAGCAAAAAGACTGGGAAAAACTTTACAAAAAGTCAATGGAACCATTTAAGCAAGCTATGAAAGATGACTCATCTATTTTAACTTCACTAAATAAAAAACTATTTGATAATGTTTGGGATAAATATGCAAATGGTAATATCAGTAAGTGGGAAATGGATAGTGTAAGTTTCTACTATCATCAACACGAACTTGCAGAAATAAGAAAAGAACAATATGGAATTGACAATTTCTTTGAATTGTCAGAAGAGCCAGAGGTAGAAACAGTTTGGCAAAAAGACGGTAGAGATATTCCTATTTTTAAACTTCATAGAATTTGTGGAACAGTAATTGACAAAAATAAAATGAAAAATACAGTAACATTGTTAACAGATGAAGGAGTAGTTAACGTAAAAATTTACAGAAGTCAATTTAGTAAATACGATAGACAACTTAGTGTAAAAGATGAGGTTACTGGTAAAAAGAAAGTAATTGAGAAAAGTTGGTTTAAGAGAGGTAATAAACTAATGATAATGGGGATAAGAAGAGGAGACGCAATGGTTCCTAAAAAATATGCTAAAACAGAAGGACACGTAATTGAACTTATTACAGATATATTAGAAAACGGTGAAGTAGTAACCGTAAGTGAGCGCGCCGAATGCTAAAAGTTGGTTTAATAGATATAGATATGTTTCATGCCCCTAAGAAACATATCTTAAATATAGACCTAATGAAGTTTGGTGCTTACTATGAGAAAAACGATTGTCAAGTTGAAACTATGACACCAGAAGATAGCGTATATGATTATGATAAAGTTGTTGTTTTTTCAAATTATTATAAGTTGAAAAATAAGGAGCTGCGCGAGTTCGAAAGACATCCCAATATTAGTTACTATGGGTTAGCTTTTTCTCACTTTGAATATATACCTACCTACATAAAAGAAATTGACTACGCAGATTATTCTACTAAATACTATCATAGATTATTCTCTTATTACTACAAAATAGGCAAATATTCAAAAGAAGAAATACAAAAAATGGAAAAGTTAGTGTGGGCGCGCGTACTACCAAATAAAGACCCAATTAATATTTCTAAACTACTAACTGGCGAAAGAATAATGATAGCTGATAGTAGAGTTGTTAGTTACAGTAATTGGGACGAAGTATTTAGTCAACTAAGAATTTACAATAGATATGTAAAATTTACTAGTCCTCAAAGAGTTACAACTCAAGAAGAATTTGACAATTTTAAAAAGCTTTTTAGTTATAACTTTGTTAACTGTCAAATGCTTCTCGATACATATGATATGGATAATTTTAAAAACCTAATAAACAACAATTACGATTGGATAAAAGATAATATGACAAAAATATCTTATGGTTTTGGTAATGATATAAATAATAGAAAAGAAGAATTTTATAGAGAAGACTTTGATATGTCTTTTCAAAAAATTTTATTTTTAAAAGAAAAGAAAATTAGAGTTACAAAGTCAACTATGTTGTACAGCTCAAATAGACCGTTAACCTTTGCTTTTTATAAAGGATTTAACTTATGGTGTAAAGATAGTGTAAATACAAAAAAGAACTTTCATCAAGCATTTATTCAAGCTAACAGAAAAGATGACGATATAATTAAAATGTACTTTTCTTTTTTAAATAGAAATCCTTCTTACTATCATTTGTTGAATAAAAAATTAAAAAAGGAGGACTAGCTATGTTTGAAAATGATTATCGAATTATTGATGATTACTTTAATCGTCTTAGTAGATGTACAACCGCAGGAGGCGACATTAATCAACAACTTAGAGAAACAATACTAAATAATCAAATGAGATGTAGACATATGTATCCAGATGAGACAGATGCAATTTATTACGCTGGACATGGTAGAAATAAATGTGCAATTTGTGGTAAAGAATTTTAAGGAGGTAGTTAACAATGGAGGAAATGACAGACCAAGAAATTTGTAATTTTGTAAAAACTTCAATAGAAAGTTTACAAAATCAAAAGAAAGAAGAAGTTATGAAATGCGTTGGTGATTTTGTTTTTAACCCTAAAATTGGAGAGTTAAATAAACAAATTACTAACTTTCAAAAGCAATGCAAACATTTGGCACTTGAAGGTGGTAAATGTATATATTGTGGAAAACAAATTGAGAATTTAAGAGAGGTAAAATAGTGGAAGTTATAAAAAGAGATGGTCAAATAGTAGATTTTAATGAAGAAAAAATAATAAATGCAATTAATAAAGCAAATAATGAAGTTGAAGATAGTGAAAAAGCCTCTGAAAATGACATTAAACTAATCATTGAAAGTATTAAGGCACTTGACATGGAACAAATTTTAGTTGAGGAAATACAAGATATTATAGAACAAAGTTTAATGGAATTAAATAGATATGAACTTTCTAAAAAATATATAGTTTATAGATACAAAAGAGAGCTAGTTAGGAAACAAAATACTACTGATATGAGTATTAAAGAACTTATTGATGGAGAAAGTGAATATTGGAACACGGAGAATTCTAATAAAAATGCAAAAGTAGTAACAACTCAAAGAGATTATTTAGCTGGTATTACAAGTACAGACATATCAAGACGTTTTTTATTACCAGAAGATGTAGTAAAAGCACACGACGAAGGAGTTATACATTTCCATAAAGATATTGTGGCTTAATATAGAAATATATTATGAAAAACTAGGTGAACTAATAAATATTAGGTGTCAATTAAACGCTTAAGTAATTACAGGAAATGGTAATGAATTAATTGGCTAACAGGGGAAGTATTTTAAATATTATCCTGTGCTAAGTTCCTTTTATATCACCCAAGTGAGGTGATTAAAATAAAATTTAAAAAATATTATAATTATGACGTATATGAAGATGGTAAAGTATATTCTAATTATACAAATAAATTCCTTAAAGGAGAAATTACTAAATTTGGTTATTTGCAATATACTTTGTCAGATAGTAATGGAAAGCAATTTAGAATAAGAGCTCATAGATTAGTTGGGCAACTGTTCTTAGATTGTCCTGAGAACTACAAAGAATTAGTTATTAATCATAAAGACGGTAATAAATTAAACAACCATTATAGTAATTTAGAATGGGTTACCACTTTAGAAAATAATATTCATGCTAGAGAAAATAAACTAAATAATATATCTAAATCTAATTCTGAAAGATGGAAAAATAAAGAATGGGCAAAAAATACGGCAAAACATATGTCTGAAGTTGCTCTAAAGACTAAACGAAACGAAGGTAAAAACAATGGTAGATTTAGATACGAAATATACGACAAGTACGATAAAGAATATTCAAGAACAGAGTTAGCTAAATTTTTAGGATTATCTCAATCTTATACAGACAGTTTAATAAAAAAATTATCTGAACATAAAGAGATAAAGAATAAAAAAGTTATTGAAGAAGGAATATATGTTATTGATATAAAAGGAAAAAGTTAATCGACTATCGAAACCATAATATAAGAGAAAAACTTATATGACGAAGGGAGTAGAGTAGGTTTAAAGTGAAAATCTTTAACCGAAGTGCCTAGCATCTTATAGAGGATAAAACAATATAAGATGATGATATAGTCAGATACTAAGAAATTAGTATTGGATATGGACTATTTCGCTCAAAACGCGCTCAACAACTGTTGCTTAATAAATTTAAACGATATGTTGCAAAATGGAACTGTAATCAATGGAGTACTAATAGAAAAACCTCACAAATTCATTACAGCTTGTACAATAGCTACTCAAATCATTCTTGGAGTTTCATCTAGTCAATATGGAGGCTGCACTATTACCTTATCTCATTTAGCTCCTTTTGTTAAAGATAGTTTTAATCAATACTTAGAAAAATACCTAAATTGGGGACTAGATGAAGATAAAGCTCAAGAGTATGCAATATTAGATACAAAAAAAGAAATAGCAGCTGGAGTTCAAACTTTTAATTATCAAGTTAACTCAATGACTAATACTAACGGTCAATCACCTTTTCTTTCTGTTACTATGTATCTAGGAGAAACAGATAAATACAAAGAAGAGCTTGCTATGATAATTGAAGAATTTTTAAGACAAAGAATATTAGGTTTTAAAAATGAAAAGGGCATTTATATTACTCCCGCTTTTCCAAAGTTGCTTTATGTTCTTGAAGAAGATAATATTCACGAAGATAGTAAATATTGGTATCTAACTGAATTAGCAGCACAATGTACTGCAAAAAGAATGGTTCCAGATTATATTTCTGAAAAGATTATGAAAGAGAATAAGATAAATCAATTCGGAGATGGAGATTGTTACGGGTGCATGCGGATGCAGGTCATTTTTAACACCTTGGCATACAGAAAAAAATATTTCTAAAGCATTGGATTACGTAGAAGAAAAAGGAAAGTATTATGGAAGATTTAATTTTGGTGTTGTCACAATAAATTTAGTTGATGTTGCTATGTCAGCTTATCAGTTAGCGCGCCAAGGAGTTCCCACAGAAGTTGTTTATGAAGAATTCTGGGAGATTTTTGAAGAAAGACTAGAATTATGTCATAAAGCATTACAAGCTAGATATGATAGAGTAAGCAAAATAACTAGTGATGCTGCACCTTTATTATGGCAAAACGGAGCTTTTGCTAGATTAGATAAAGGAGAAAGTATAAAGCCTTTATTACATAATGGTTATTCAACATTGTCTTTAGGATATGCTGGACTTTATGAATGTGTGAAAATTATGACAGGAAAATCTCATACGGGAGAAGGAAAAGAATTTGGTTTAAAAGTAATGCAAAAACTAAATGATAAATGCGCTGAATGGAAAGCGGCCGAAAATATTGATTATTCTGTATATGGTTCTCCAATAGAGTCAACAACTTATAAATTTGCTAAGTGTTTAAAGAAAAGATTTGGAAAAGATATTTTTGAGCAAATAGATGGTAAAGATAGAGATTATATAACAAACAGCTATCACGTTCCTGTTTTTGAAGATATAGATGCTTTTACTAAACTAAAATTAGAAAGTGAGTTTCAAAAGTTAAGCCCAGGTGGCGCAATAAGTTATATTGAAACTCCAAACTTGCAAAATAATACAGAAGCTATTCTAGAAGTTATTAAATTTATATATAACAATATTATGTATGCAGAATTAAACACAAAGTCAGACTACTGCCAAGAGTGTGGATTTGATGGTGAAATGCAAATAGATGAAAATATGGAATGGTATTGTCCTAACTGTGGTAATAGAAATCACGATACTATGAATGTTGCACGAAGAACTTGTGGTTACATAGGAAGTAATTTCTGGAATAAAGGAAGAACTAATGAGATTAAAGAAAGAGTCCTTCATTTAGATAATAAAGATTTAGAGGAATAGTAATGAAATATAATAAGATAAGGAAAATGGATATTTCAAATGGACCTGGAGTTAGAGTTTCTATTTTTACTCAAGGTTGTCATTTTCATTGTAAACGGATGTTTTAATAGTGAAACTTGGAATTTTGAAGATGGCAAAGATTTTACTGATAAAACTTTAGAAACTTTATTAGCCCTATGTGAAGATAATAAAATTAAAGGACTATCTATTTTGGGCGGCGAGCCGTTAAATGATGAAAACTTTCAAGGCGTAAAAAATATTGTTTGCGCCTTTAGAAATAAATTTATAGATGATACAAAGAAAGATATATGGCTTTGGACTGGATATGAATTTGAAGATATATATAATCACCCTCAAAAAAGCAATATTTTATTACAACTTGATTATATGATTTGTGGTCCATTCATCGAAGAACAAAAAGATTTATCATTAAAATATAGAGGCTCATCTAATCAGAGAGTT